AATGTTAAACCATTCCAAACAAAAAGAAGGGAAAGAAACCAACAGTATATACACGTTAATATATTTGGTATCAAACTTTTTAAAGTAAGCACACACAAGAACTTAACCCGTTCATTGGGTGGGAGATTTACAAAGAAAGGTTTATCATTTAATCTAGGTAATGCCATTTTATATTTCGCTCCAATCAGTGTATGATAATTGCACGGAGACTTCAACAGTTCCGTTTTGCTCATTGTTTAATTCAACCGCATTTAATGTTGTTGGAAATGCGTCCCTTAGTCTGCAAGAATATACTACTTCATATTGAGATAAGTTTGCTCGGTTAGGTGCAAGTTGTCTTATTGTTACATCCCTAACATAATCTTTTTTAAATCCTATTTCAGGTAGACCAATAGATGTTGTATCAATACAACGTCTTTGCCAAGCTTCAAAGAATAGTTTAGTAGTATAGTCATTAGTTACATGAAATGATAGGCTTACGTCCGGAACTGCAAAACCATATGCAACCTTTTCAGTAAACATACCAATATTTTTATCAACAGACATAACTTGTCTGCCCGGTAATTGAACACTCTTAGACATAAAATTTAAAGTTTCTGAGGTAATCCTATTATCAATTCCAACTGTAGGTATTTCTATAGTGTATAGATTGGATTTAGCCAATCCACGACCGAGTTTACTTTTAAAAGAGTCTATTGTATATGCTTGCATTTAATTTATCATCTTTCTTGATTCTTTATGTACAGCACTCTGGCTCATTTTCTGGAAATCTGCTGTAGGTAAGAATGTAGCAATTTCCCATTCCGGAGGTGGCACATAGGCAAATCTACTTCTCACTTGCTTTCCTATATATCGTTTAAAACAAGGTTTGAAGTATTTGAATTTTTGTACACCATTTAAAATATCATACTTGAGTCTGAATTTTGTAGTTTCATCATATTTTTTATTATTCGTAACTTCCATTAAAGAATCTAGAAACTTAGCTCTCAATGTCATAGGGAGATAATGTAAATTAAGACCAGTAAATCCACCATCTACCTTACCTACAATTATAGTTAAAGGAAAAGTATCGTAGTATGGTAAAGTTTCTCGGTGCTTTGGTTGATAAGAATACATATACATGCTACCTATAGCGGATCGTTGTTTAAATTCTATAGGTTCTTCTTTCATTAATTTTTGCCGATTTACATTTCTTAAACTTGAAGCTTTTTCTCGGAACCATTTCATAGATTCTTTTGATCGTGGAGTTATACCCGCACGAAACGCCTGCATTTCTAAATTTTGAAACAAGTTAGCCATAAAATATTTCCAAAGTTACTGCTCTGCTGTTATTTATAACAATTTATAGACGTTTTAATTTTTTGAGTTTAGGAAGAGGTTTGATTTGTTTAGGCATAATTCCCATTTTAATCAACGTATGTTCTGTCCATATTTGAAATGACCAACCATGATCTTTTGCAAAATTTTCAGCAGCTTTCCATTTATTCATATTCTTAATATATGATAAACCCTCATTGATATATCTTTTTGTTTTTCTGCCTGGATTCTTTGGAGGTTTTGTCTGTGACTCTGGTTTTATTTCTATGAGATAAATTTTATCATTCATCTTTAATTTCAAGTCCATAAAATATCTATGATATTTCTTATCTACATCATAGAAATAAGGTATTATAACTTCTTCTGATGACCACTCTTGTACTTCAGATGAAGTATCACACCAAGCAAAACAATACCTTTCCCAGCCAGAACGATATACTACGTTATCTGGGTTACCCTTATACTTTTTACGATTTTTAATTTTATACTTGCCCTGATGCGTTCTCATGATTTTCTTATAAATAACGATATAGTAACATTATTTATTCGGATAATAACAATGCCAAAAGTAAAACTAAAATATCCTTTGGAAGATCAAGGTCAATATCCTGCGACTATTAAGTTTGAGGTGTATGAAACTATTCCTCCAACAGTGCATTTTGTTCAAAGTCACGCTGCAAAAAATGCTAGCGCGTCTACTGATAACGCATCTTCAACTAGGCGCGATCTGAAAGCGGCCGCAGTAGAGCAAGCTAGCCAGACCAGGAAACTTCATGCTCAAATCTCATCGGCAGTGCGTAAGAGCAACACGATATCTACAGGTAACACTTGTACATTGTTTATGCCACAAGCATTACAAATTAATGATGGTGTTTCATATGAAAATGCATCTTTAGGAGCTTTTGGAGGTGGTATAGAGGGAGCTTTAAATAGTGGAACAGATGGTTTAGCCAACGCTGCTGCCAAAGGAGTCGGGCAAGGAATAAATGATTTTGTTAAATTAGTATCTGGTGCAGCAACACAAGACAACGCAAGAATTGCTGCGGCAAGATTTGCTCCAGGAGCATCTATTGGTGGTGCTGTAAGATCGTCTCTGCAAGTTGCACCTAATCCTAATTCAAGAACATTATTTCAATCTGTTGGCATTAGAGAATTTAGTTTTACATTTAAGTTGATTCCAAAATCTTTTGACGAGTCTAATGAAATTACTAAAATTATAAGATTTTTTAGAACTGAATTATATCCAGAAACTATGAGGGAAGGGGGTATAGACTTAGCATATAAATTTCCAAATAAAATAAAAGTGAAATTATTATATAACGATATTGAATACAAAGAAGATGCCTTAAGTTTTGAATTAATGTATATTAAAACATTTAATGCTGTTTATAATCCTACACAATCTTCATTCTTTCAAGGTGGTAGATTTTCAGAAGTGGATATTAGTTTAACTATGGCTGAAGATCGGGCACTTGACAAAAAAGATGTTGATGATGGGTTGAGTGATGAAAAAGGAATAGTTAATGCTACTAATAGAGTAAATCAATATCTCAAAACTGGTTTGGGAGGTTTATAATGGCATATTTTTTAAACTTTCCAATAGAAGGATATAATTTTGGAGATGAAGTTGATATTACTTTTATTCAAAATTTATCAGCTTATGTGGATGTTTTTAGTAAAATAAAAGATATAATAACATTGTATGAACAGTATGAAATATTAGAAAATGAAAGACCTGATGTATTGTCACATAAATTATATGGAACGACAGAATATTATTGGACATTTTTTCTTATAAATGATCATCTAAAGAGAAGTGGTTGGCCAATTACATATAACGATCTAGTTGCTTCTGTAAAGAAAAAATATCCAAATACAAATTTAGTAACACAGACACCATTTTTTGATAAATTTGCAATAGGAGAAACTATTGTGGGTCAAACATCAGAGGCGTCTGCGGTAGTCACTGGTAGAGATGTGAATCTTGGACACATTGTTGTCAAAGGAACACCAAGTTTTCAAGCAGGCGAAACAATTCAAAAGCAAGGCGACTCAACTAAAACCATTGTTTTAAAATCATCTTCTTTGGAATACCTTGCAAGTCGGTATCATAATGCTGTAGATAGTGATAGTCTTGTTTATAGAATAGATATTGATCCTACGGTTGACGTACCTTCATTTGTCACTCCAGTAACCCATTTAAAACACTATGAGAATATTAATAATGAAAACAAAAAAATAAGAATTGTAACATCCGATAATATTCTAACTCTTGTGGCGGAATTTAGTAATGGATTAAAAGAGATTATCTAATATGTCAAATGTTGAAAGTCGACCCATAGAATCTACTGAATATAGGATACTTGAAGTTGAAGTCTCTGGTGAAAGGTTTTTTGAACCAATTAATCTTAGAAATATGATAAATGAAATTAACATTTATGAACATATAGATAAACCATTTCTAACAGCAACCATGGTATTTACAGATAATGAATCATTATATACTAGAATTGGGTTTCTAGGAACTGAAAGAATAAAAATAAAAATTGCAGTTGATAATATAGCAGATCCTGATTTTTCTATTGAGAAACATTTTGTTGTAAGTGAGGTTCAAACATCTGCAAAAATAAATGATACAAATGAAGTGTTTGTTCTTCACATGATAGAAGTGTCGGGCTATATTTCTAAATTGACTCGAGTCTCAAAATCTTTTGATGGCACTCCAGTAGATATTATAAAAAAAATTATGAATACATATTTGTCTACAGCCACCGGAACCGGTGATCCTTTAGAATTAAAAATATTAGGTAAAAACAACGAAGCTGATCATAAAATGAGGGTCATTGTTCCTAATATGACTCCTATGAAAGCAATGAATTGGATAAAAAAGAGTGCAAGTACTATAGATGGTATGCCATATTTTCTATTCTCTTGTGTAGC